CATCAACTTGCCGAACAAGACCCAGACTGGCAGGCCAACGCAGATATACGTCGAGCGCACGGCGACCCCAAGTTTCTACGTCTGGCCTGCCCCCGACAACAGCACTGACGTGGTAATCACGCAGCGCGTACAGCGTATTGAAGACGCCGACAGCCTGACCAACGATTTGGATGTGCCGAGTCGTTTTATCCCGTGCATGGTGTCAGGTTTGGCGTACTATTTGGCGCTGAAAATGGCTCCAGAAAGAGCCACGATGGCTAAGCAGATTTACGAAGAGGACTTCGCTCGCGCTGCGAACGAGGACACCGAGCGTGGCTCACTACGGATTCGCCCGGATTACCGGGCTTACGGGTTCTGACGGTGGCCTTTGCATCCGGCAAATTCGCGATTGCGATCTGCGACCGGTGCGGGTTTCAAGTGAAGTACTCCGCTATGCGAGAAGAATGGAATGGCTCACGTGTCTGCCCCGAGTGTTTTGAAACTAAGCATCCTCAGCTTGAGCCTCCTTTCGCTCGCGCTGATGCTGAGGCTCTACGCGACGCTCGTCCAGATGTGGCAGAGACTCCGCCGAACCTGACCGCTTACAACGACTTTATTAACGGGCTGCCCTAATGGCTGGTTACACCCTAGCAACGCTGAAGCAGGCGATCCAAGATTACACGGACAATCAGGAAACGACGTTCGTAAATAATCTTGACAATTTCATCGAAGCCGCTGAAGAGCGCATTCTGAAGGAAGCCCCGCTTGAGGTATTTCGCAAGAACGCAACTACGCTGACGACTTCAGGCGGGCAGTACCTTGCCAAGCCGACTGACTGGCTGTTTTCGTACTCGCTGTCGATCGAAGGTGAAAACGGCGACAAAGTGTTCTTGTTAAACAAGGACGTTAATTTTATCCAAGAGTTTTGGCCTGATGATTCAGACACTGGCACGCCGCGTTACTACGCAGATTTCGATGTTGCAAACTTTATTATGGCTCCGACTCCAGACGCTGCGTACACGGCTGAACTACATTATTTCTACCGTCCGGCTTCACTTATTACTACGTCAGGTTCAACGCAGACTTGGCTCAGCGAAAACGCAGGCCCGGCCCTCTTATATGGTTCCTTGGTGGAAGCGTACACGTTTATGAAGGGAGACGGCGATATGATCGCCCAGTACGAAGGGTTCTTCCAAAGAGCCCTGAGCCGCATCAACGCCTTTGCGCAAGCCGCAGAGGGGCTGGACTTTTACCGCCGGAGTAAGGACTGATGTTCGGCGTCCAAGTTGATTTACAGCCGTTTGAAGTCAAGGTTCAAACGACGAGCAACCGGGGATTTACCCCGGAAGAGCTTGCCGAGCAGGCTCTGGACAAAATTGTATCGGTGTCTGATAACGCCGATCCGATAGTGCGTGAGCAGGCTCACGCGTTTAGAGAGCGTATTCGTGCGGTGCTGGTTCATTTCCTGAAGCAGGCGGCTCGGAGCGATCGTACAACGGTCTGTGCAGCTTTAGACGCGGCGGGCCAGAAAAGCCTATCCGAAATGATTAGGAGACTCTGACATGGCAATTTCACAGGCAATGTGCACCAGCTTTAAGGTTGAACTCCTGAAAGGCGTGCACGATTTTACAAACTCTACTGGCGACAGCTTCAAGATCGCGCTGTACACCAGCTCAGCGACTTTGGACGCGACCACTACCGCATACAGTTCAAGTAACGAAGTATCGGGTACCGGTTACACCGCGACGGGCGAAACCCTGACCAACGTGACCCCAACCAGCTCGTCTACGACTGCATACACTGACTTTGCAGACGTCACTTGGTCTTCTGCAACGATCACTGCAAACGGCGCGTTGATTTACAATGACACCGAAGCAGGTGACCCGGCAGTTGCGGTTCTGGCTTTTGGCGGCGATTACACCTCCACCAACGGTGATTTCACGGTGCAGTTCCCGACCGCTGACGCAAGCAACGCAATTATTCGTATCGCGTAAGGAGTGACACATGGCGCTGGTCGTCAAAGATCGAGTCAAAGAGACTACGACTACAACTGGCACCGGCACCCTCACTCTGGCCGGGGCCGCAGACGGCTTCCAGTCGTTTTCTGTTATCGGGGATGGCAATACCACGTATTACGCCATTACGGACGGAACGGACTGGGAAGTCGGCATCGGCACGTACACGTCGTCTGGAACCACGCTCAGTCGTGACACGATCCTTGAGTCAAGCAACAGCGGCTCTGCGGTCAACTGGGGGGCTGGTGAAAAAGAGGTGTTCGTAACCTATCCTGCTGAACGCTCGGTTGTGGGTGGCATGGGCTACATCGAGAACGCCGCAACCATCACGCAAAGCTCTACGATCAACGCAGGCCATAACGCGATCTCAGCCGGGCCTGTGGTAATTGATTCTGGCGTTGCTGTAACAGTGCCTTCGGGCAGCGTTTGGACCGTCGTGTGAGGGGGTTGATATGACAATTACACTTGACGGCACACTGGGCATTGATACTCCAGCGATTGATATTGCTGGCGAACCCGCATCCGCTGTTTACACAGCCACAGTAACGGGATCAGACGGCTCTTCAGACTGGTCAGGTAGCGATCCTGTCACCGCAGCCATTACCGTATCGGGCTTGTTATCCACAGACACTCCAGTTGTGGACATTGATCTGACGGGCGTGACCTTTGCAAATGTTGCCGATGTCCAAGCTGATTGGGCGTTGGTCTATGCAGTCTCAGCCACAGCAGACAATCAACTGACGCTGTACGCCACAGAAGAACCTGCGAGTGAATTTGACATCGTTATTCAGGTGACACGATGAGCGTTGGCATTCTGACAAGACGGGGTGGTAGCGGATACAGCGGCGTTCAAGCTACCGGCGGGACGGTTACCGAATACACTTCTTTTGATGATATTACTTACCGTGTTCACACCTTTACATCCTCTAGCTCGTTTGTTGTAAGCAAAGGCGGGGTTGTTGAGTACCTTGTTGTTGCTGGTGGAGGTGGTGGCGGTGCTTGGACTAGCACTCGTGCCGGCGGCGGCGGTGGTGCTGGAGGATTATTGGAAGGCACAACCTCTGTATCGGCAACTAGCTATACGATTACCGTTGGCGGCGGTGGGGCCGCAGCAACTGCTGGCACCAATAGCGAAGCTTTGTCCGTAACCGCTATTGGCGGTGGACGCGGCGCATCAGCGAATATTGCTGCTGGAGGCACTGGTGGCTCTGGCGGCGGTGGTGCTGCTGGCGGAACTAATAGTGCAAACTTAGGTGGCGCAGGAACTGCTGGGCAAGGAAATGATGGGGCAAACTGTGTAACTGCTAGCGGCTTTTCTGGCGCTGGTGGTGGCGGTAGCGGCGCTGGGGGTGTTGGTAACATTAACACCGGAGGAGACGCTGGCGATGGTGGCGCCGGAACTGACTCTGATATTTCAGGGACTTCTACATATTACGCAGGCGGCGGCGCTGGTGGTAAGGGGGATACTCGCGCTGCCGGAAACGGAGGTATTGGTGGTGGCGGGAATTCAGGATCAAGCGGCACAGCAAATACCGGCGGCGGTGGCGGCGGTGGCAAATCCGCTGCTGGAGGCGTTTCAGGAGGCGCAGGAGGCGGCTCCGGCATCGTCATCGTCCGTTACAGAATAGGGTAATCAAATGGCAAAGCTAAAACTAGAAGGCAACGCTCTGGGTACTGGCACAGTTACCTTACAAGTGCCGAATACCAACTCGGACTTCACCGTCAATTTCCCTGCCGCTGATGGAAACTTTGCTGTTGCTGATACCTTTACCGCTACGATTGAAGGCTCTGACGGCACAACGGATTGGACTGGATCTGACCCCTACACCGCAACCGTGACGGTTTCTGGTCTGCTGGCTACGGATGAACCTGTGATGGACATCGACATGTCCAGCGTATTATTTGCCGATGTCGCTGATGTACAAGCAGACTGGGCTTTGGTTTACCGGGCAGAAGTCTCCGCAGCCGACACCTTAAAACTGTACGCTACGGCTGAACCTGCCAGTAGCTTTGATGTAATCCTGAAGGTGACACGCTAATGGGCGAGGTATTGATTACAAGACGGGGTGGTAAGTTAAATATAGCTCCGCTTGCCACTGGCGGGGGAATTAGTTATATCGTATCTGGCCCTGATATTTACGCCGTTCATACTTTTACTTCTTCCGGCAGTTTTGTACCAAGTAAAGCATTAGAGGTTGAATATCTCGTTATTGCCGGCGGCGGCGGTGGCGGTGGTACATCTGCTGGTTACGGCGGTGGTGGCGGCGGTGCAGGGGGTTATCGTTGTTCTGTTGTTGATGAGTCCTCCGGTGGTGGGGCCAGTGCTGAAAATACAATAGTTGTTACAGCTCAGTCTTATACAATCACAGTAGGTGCTGGTGGCGCAGCCACGACCGGAGTAAGTCCGGGGTCTGATTCAGTTTTTTCTACAATTACAAGCGTAGGTGGCGGCGGTGGCAGTGTTACCACATCCCCCACTTCGGATAGTAATGGCGGCTCAGGTGGCGGCGGCGTAGCAGCATTCGGCCTTGGTGGTTCCGGCACTTCTGGGCAAGGTTTTAATGGAGCGACAAACAACGGCACAGGAACGGGCGGCGGTGGTGGCGGTGCTGGCGGAGCTGCTACTGCGGGTGCTGGTGGCGGCGACGGCGGTATTGGCGTTGCTTCTAGTATTACAGGAACTTCTGTTACCAGAGCAGGTGGTGGTGGTGGTGGCGATAGAGCAGGTGATAACGCCACAAGTTACGGCATTGGCGGCTCTGGCGGTGGCGGAGATGGTGCTAGAGACTTTGCTGGTATCCCGGCAATCGCTGGCACTGCAAACACCGGATCAGGCGGCGGCGGCGCTTCATATGACAATCGCGCTAATGCAAACGGCGGCTCCGGCATTGTCATCATCCGCTACAGAATAGCGTAAAAGGAACAGCAATGAGCGACATCGTACTTAGCTCGGTCAAAGGCGTTAGCTTTCCGATCAAGACCACCGCAGAGAAGCTGGCAATCGTTTCGCCGGACACGGGCGCTGTTGTTTATGACTCTGACCTAAACCAGCTTTCCGTTTATGATGGCACTTCTTGGGGCGCACTCGGCGGCGGTGGAGCCGGATTACAAGACACACTGATGTTAATGGGAGCCTGATATGGCAACAGCTTACAAAGTCCTCGGCCAATCAGCTCCGAGCGCAACGACTGCTACTTCACTGTACACCGTACCTTCTGCTACTGAGGCGGTGGTTTCAACCATCTTTGTCTGCAACCGTGGCTCGACCGCAGCAACTTACCGCATTGCAATCCGTCCAGATGGCGCAACACTGGCAAATCAACACTACATTGCCTATGACGCAGTGCTGCTGGCAAATGACTCCGTAGCGATTACTGTGGGCTGCACGATGGATGCTGCTGATGTGGTCACGATTTACGCTTCCACAGCCGATTTAAGCTTCAACGCATTTGGTTCTGAGATCAGCTAATGGCTATTTCCCGCCTTGTCCCTGCCAGCTACGCTGAGATTTATGAGGCTACTCAGACTGTGCCCATATTAGGTAATGTTTTTAGCAAGGCTTCTGGGGGTGTTCAAACGATTATAGAAGATTCAGGAACTTATTATGTGGTTCACACTTTCCTGACTTCAGGTAGCTTTGTACCTAGCGAAGATTTAGATGTTGAATACCTCGTTGTTGCTGGTGGTGGTGGAGGAGGAGTTAATGCAGGAGGCGGAGGCGGCGCAGGAGGCTATCGCTGCTCTGTATCGGGTGAATCTTCCGGCGGTGGCGCAAGCGCTGAATCCACACTTTCTTTAACTGCAAGCACCTCTTATACAGTAACTGTTGGCGGTGGAGGAGCGGGCGGAACAAGCAACACTGCGGCAGCGCCTTCTGGCAATAATTCAGTTTTTTCTACAATCACATCAACTGGTGGCGGTGGTGGTGCTCCTGCTACTTATGCTGGTTCTTCTGGCGGTTCTGGTGGCGGGGGTTCTTTTTCTTCAGGAGCAGGTGGGGCAGGAACAACAGATCAAGGCTACGCTGGCGGAGCAGGGGGAAGCTCATCTACAACAGGTAGCGGCGGTGGCGGAGGTGGCGCAGCATCTGTTGGTGCAAATGGAGTATCAGGAACAGCAGGAGCTGGCGGTACATCTTTATCTTCTTCTATAAATGGTTTTTCTACTGCAAGAGCAGGAGGTGGCGGCGGCGGTGGTAATGGTGCTGCAAATCCCGGTCTTGGCGGCGGCGGCGGCGCTGGTGACGGGTCAAAATCAACCCTTGGCGGCAGTGCTTTTCCTAATACTGGTTCTGGCGGAGGTGGCGCACTTAGCACTCTCGGCGGTGCAGGCGGCTCCGGTATCGTAATCGTGAGGTACGCAGTATGAGCATTGAATACATCAACCGTATTGCAAATGCTGCGTTCATTGACGGCATTGGTTCAGGCGGCACTGAGGTTACTTCCGGTGGCTACAAGTATCACACTTTCACTAGCAGCGGCACTTTCACCGTAACGCAACCGGGTAAGTTTGGTGTGTTGGTTGTCGGTGGAGGCGGATCAGGTGGCAGAGCGGCGTATTACACAGGATACGGTTCTGCTGGATCTGGTGGTGGTGGATCAGGCGGGCTTATTTTTCGGGAAGATTTTTATCTTGCCGCTGGATCTCACACAATAACGATTGGGGCTGGAGCAGCAGCAAATAAAACTGCGGGTGATGTGCAGGAATCTGGAAGTATTGGATCTAGCACTACTATAGTTTTTGACGGGTCAACTATATTTGAAGCGGTTGGTGGCGGCGGCGGCGGTTTAGGTAGAGCTGCTATTGACCAAGGCCCAACTTCTGCTGCTACAGGTGGAGGTATGGGCTACAACCAAACTAGAAATTACCCCGGAGATGGTTCCTACGGAATCCAAGGCTATGGCGGTGGAACTGCTTCTCAGGGTGGCGGTGGAGGTGGAGGATCTACTTCCGCCGGGTCAAATGGAGGAAGTGGGGCTTCTGGTAACGGCGGTAACGGCGGAAATGGAACCGATTTGTCCACATGGGCAACCGCAACCTCTACTGGCGATTCGGGTTACTACGCAAGTGGCGGTGGCGGCGGTCAATATAATGGTGCTACCGCTGGAACTGGCCCATCGGGAGGCGGCGGGAATGGCGGAGCAGACGCATCTACTGCGGCAGAGGATGGTTTAGCTAACACTGGCGGAGGCGGTGGTGGACATTCCTGCCCATGCAGCAGTTCTTTTGGTGCTGGCTCAGGCGGCTCTGGTCTCGTAATCATTCGGTATGCGGTGTAAGACATGGCAATTTCATTTTTAGGTACT